AAGAACCCCACCGTCGGGGCGAATGGTTAAACCCTTGTCATCTTCAGTTGGCGCCGGTGTCTCCAAGTGAAGATGAGCATTTTGCTTCATGTCGTAATATGAAAGGCTAAAAATGTGCTCGACTGTGTGTCCCTGTGCTTCAAGAGTCTTTTTGACCTTTTTGACGGCTGTCACAAGTTTCTTCTCAGCTGGTTTGCTCTTCGCAGTGGTGTGTTGACCACGAGCAGCCATACCATCGTGAGCCTTGGTTGAAGCGATTGAGTGATTAGAGCGACCCATTTGACTTGAACTTCAATGTCATAGCTTCTCTAACTGCGACATAGAGAGGTTTTGCGCTTGCTTGAAAATGACAGCGCACGATATTTCAGATTTCATCGACTCGATCAAAGAACACTTGACAGATGCCCAGTACAAGGAGGGTATGGAGATTTGTCAGAGTGTGTTTAAGAAAAAGGAGGCTTCGACAGCCAAAAAATTGTACAACATGACATATCTTCGCCCGTATACGTTTCTGGATGACCACTGTGAAGACGAAGATTGCGATGATATGATGTTTCGCATCGCATTCAACAAGGTGACGAGCGTCATCATGTTGTCTGATATACGTGCCGAACGGATCCGCGCGGATCACCTGTTTTTAGGTTCGGACGATGATATGAAGCCGTTCATCGATCTCCAGGTTCTACGTTCGTTTCCGTGTGACATGGCTGATCTCGACTCGGATATTCAGTGGTATGAGTTTCCAGTTATTTCACTGGAGTTGGTTGAGGAGAAGGCTGAGGCTGAGGCTGAGGAGGAGTAGTCTTTTTTCTGTTCATTCGTTTGTGCTCATCACACACAGGAACTTCTGGAAATTCTGCGTCACATAGAGCGATTCGTTTCGCCATGTTTATAAAAGTTATAGGGTCATATGTCCCTTTCATATAGTTGCAATCTTTACAGCACGGACGACAGTTTTCAACAGTGTAACATACGTTTGAATCTAAGCGGTCGATACCATTCACACGAATTTCGAGATCAATGTGTTTACAATACACACATGGACTTGTCATCATCACCTTCGCGTGTTCATCTTCCAAATTCCATTCTATACCACGGATTATGGCTGCACGCTTCAGAGCATCGAGTCTAGTGTTGACACTTGTTCTGGACCATTTTGCCATATGTTCCGAGTTTTCGGACTTCCATTGCCTATTAATTTCATTATTATGTTCTCTGAATTCATCTGGTCGTTCTTCGAGCTGTTTAGCTCTCCATTCTTTATAGTAACCCTTTTCATTCTGGAGTTTGTTATGAGCTTCACGACGTTCTGGTGTTTGGTCGTGCTTGCGTTGCTTCATTCGACATTTAAGGCATGTGGCAACTTCTTTGTTGTTTTTATCGAAAAATTGATCTAATGGCTGCGGCGCTCGAGAGCAACAGCATTTTTTAAGGAGTGGGATATCCATCTTACCATTATAGTAAGATATTCTTTAAGTTTCAACCTCAGGAACCTTGAACGTTCCTGGGGCCGAAGCCCGTATTTTTGGAGTTTTGATATTTTACAAGTCCTACCACACAAGAATATATGGTAAGATCAATTGCTAAAGGCCAGGCCGCCCATCCCCGATTGGATACGCAGGATGTTGTAGTTGACCGCGAACAGCTTCTGCAGAGTTGCCTGGTTGTTGGACTTCATCTGGATCGACACCTGGGCGTTGTCAATGCGAGAGAAGTTGCAAGTGCCGGTAGGCTGGTGCTCCTCGGGCTGCAGAGCGAAGGAGTACACGTAGATACCGGGGTAGGGGGTGCCGGTGTGGTGGTAGAAGGGCTGGACCTGGTTGAAGTAGTTGCCGTACTGCTCCTTGAAGCGGTCCTGACCGTTGAGGATCACCTTGAACAGGTGCAGAGGACCCACCTCGATACCCACACCACCGGTGATGACGGTGCTGTTGACGAGCTGGGTGCCCTGCTCGATCCAGTAGGCGTTGCCGGTGAAGCTGGAGCCTGCGCCGAGACCGATGTTGGCTGCGATGACACCAGCTGTGGAGATCAGCTGGGGCACACCGGTCACGTTGGGCATGATGTAGTTGTTGGACGCCTGCAGGGTCAGCACGTTGGAGGTCACGTTCACGTTGCCAGTGGACGTGCAGAAGTTCCACATGCCGTTCAGCTGAGCGGTCGCGCTAGCACCGGGGTTGGTGTAGCACCACACCAGCTCCTTCACTGGGTGGTTGAAGGACAGGCGGATAAGCTGCACTGAGCCCTCGGAGGAGGTGGTCGTGGCAGCCAGCTGGTCACCGCCAGTGTGCTGCACCTGCTCGATCAGGTACTCGTGACCCTTCTGGGCGAAGCGGCGACGCTCCTCAGTGTCCAGGTACACGTAGTTAGCCCACACCTCGAAAGCGTTGGTGGTCCCGAAGTAGCTGGTGTAGTAGGCGGTCAGGTCGAAGTCCAGGCGCACCTCGTGGTACTGCAGGGCAATCAGAGGCAGGTACAGACCGGGGTTACGGTTGAAGAAGAAGAGCAGAGGCAGGTACACCTTGGAGGGGGACAGAGGAACGGTGGTGGTGTTGCCGACCAGGGGGTTAGCCATGGTCGTCATCTTGCCCCACGCGTACTTGTCGGACTCGTTCAGGAACACCTCGGCGTACAGGCGCCACCAGGTCTGGTAGTGCTTGTCAATGCGCTGTCCACCGATGGTCAGCTCAACTGCGGCAACGGCACGCTCGGCGATCCAGTTGGTGTCGAACACAGCGTTGTTGGAGGTCAGAGTGTTGGCCGTGGGGGTCAGAGCCACGTGCATGTTACCGACCAGGTCACCGTTGCGGGCAATGGTCACGGACACGCGACCGCTGCTGCTGGGGGAACCGTTGGTGGTCTGCTGGATCAGCTCCATCGCGAAGTTGGTGTGACGCTTGTACACCGCCTGGAAGAAAGTCACCTTGGGGTTACCGGTGAGGTAAACGTCCTGTGCGCCGTAGGCAACGAGTTGCATCAATCCACCGGCCATGTTTGTAATATAAACCAAGAAAATAATTTAGACGACAACCTTCCATTTAAACCCACCTTGCGTCCAGGCGACATAAACATTTTTGTCCCATTAATAGTACATATGGCTGACCATGATGAGAACCCTGACATTGACCTGGACGCCGAGGGCGAGGATGAGTTTGACGAGATGATGGATCCCATGGAGGCTCTTGCCAGCTTCCTGGCGACCGACGACGGCGAGACTATCGCCACCTCCCTGGCTGGCATGAAGGACGCGACCGAAGCGATTGTCAAGCAGCTGGAGAAGCAGAACCTGATCCTGGTGAAGCTGCTCTCTGCTGTGTCCAACATGAAGACGGTCGCCCCACAGTACATTGCCGCGCCTGCTTGATGCACCAGTTTCTGGGCTCTTAAAAAAATATACCGCTCTTGTACTATGATGGTCCCGGCTGATGTTCACACACTCGCCCGGGACCAACCAGCAGAACATGCGCACGAAATTCGTATGGAAGTCATGCGTTCTGAGGTGTCAAGTCTCGTCCCAGAACGTCTTGAACATTTTATCGGTCAACTCGAGGAAAAGATGGGTCTCACCTGTAAAGGTGACCGGTTTGCACCGCTCACCAATGGATTTAGACAATTCTTCCGGGATGACGAGCTGGACCCGAATGGTATGCCCCAGAATGTAGACCTGGAGCGGATTCAGGAACAGAAGCGTCGCCTGGTGAACCTCTTCTCCGAGCTGTATCATCGTTCGAGCGAACTGGGAATCAAGGATAAATCTTCCGAGGATGTCAATGGTGATGAGTTTCGCATCGCGCACCGCCTGATGCGACTCATCGAAACAGCCGATGACGCCTATGAAATCATTTTCCGGTACGTCCGGTCATTTGAAAGAATCAACAGCCCGACAGTCGCTCCGATGGCTGGTGATATGGATTCTTCGCTTTTCCGCTGCAAGACAATGGATTCTCCAGACGAGGAGGATGAAGCCAGCCCGTACCAGAGGCTGCTTCTGTACCTCCTGAACAAGACGTATACCCAAAAAATGAAGAGGTACAAGGGACAGTGTTGTAAACAGATTGAGACGACGAACGGTCACCTGACTCGTGCATGGAAGCCGGTCATGGAGATTAAGGAGTTTGTGTATTTCTACACGCAAAAGGAGGACAAGTATGACATGTGGCGTAACTTGACGAGCAAGGGTGGCATCGTTCGGGACACAGTGACTCACTTGTCGATGTGTCGTGACATTCAGTTTCCTGAGATTCAGAAGAACAGGACAGTGTGGTCGTTCACGAACGGCATCTACGTTGGCAAGGAGTGGTGTAAGGATGCATACACATCCAAGTTTTACCCGTACGGTTCACAGGACATTGCACACCTGGATCCGACAGTTGTGAGCTGTAAGTTTTTCGACCAGGAGTTTCCCGAGCAGAACATGGCGACTGAGAACTGGCAGGATATCAACACGCCAGTGATTCAGCGCGTCATGGAGTACCAACGCTTCTCGAAGGAGGTGATGGAGTGGATGTACGTGTTCATCGGTCGTCTGTGTTTTGATACGAACGACATGGATGCATGGCAAGTGATTCCCTTTCTCAAGGGTATCGCCGGGTCTGGTAAGTCAACCATCATCACCAAGGTGTGTAAGCGGTTCTATGACTCGGAGGATGTTCGGACGCTGTCAAACAACATCGAGAAAAAGTTTGGTCTCTGGTCGATTCACGACGGGTTCATGTTCATCAGTCCAGAGGTCAAGGGTGACTTGGCGCTTGAGCAGGCGGAGTTTCAATCGTTGGTTTCAGGTGAGGATGTGTCCATCGCACGCAAGAATGAAAAGGCGTTGTCGATGACGTGGAACGTGCCTGGTATCCTCGGTGGTAACGAGGTACCAAACTACCGCGACAACTCGGGGTCGGTGCTTCGTCGTCTCGTGACGTGGAACTTTGCACGCCAGGTGTCTGAACCCGACCCGCAGCTGGATGGGAAGCTCGAGGCTGAGATTCCGACGATTCTATGCAAGTGCATTCGGGCATACCTCGACTACGCAGGCAAGTATTCGAAGAAGGACATTTGGGGTGTTTTGCCGCCGTACTTCAAGTCTGTACAGGCACAGGTGGCGACGGTGACCAACCCGCTGCACAACTTTTTGGCGAGCGACAAGGTAGTGTACGGACCAGACAAGTGTATCCCACAGAAGTTG